CCAAACTCTAGTATGTAGGGCTTCAATCCTGGGTCCAAGTTCTCTGGCATGTGTATGATAGCACCAGCACCAGTACCAGCCAATGTTTCTGGAGTCTTGACCAAGCTAGGATGACTGTCTAGTCTAATGCTTTGTTCAGCTTCACTAGTGCAGTTGTAGATAAACTTCTGAGCATCAGCAATGTCTGTAATGTCACTGATACCAAATCCACGTATCATACTGCGGCCATTGTAGGCACAGACTGCTGGGATCTTACCTAGTTCATTGACTTCAACGATTTCTTCTATGATTTGATCCGCTGTGATGTTCATTACAGTGGTACGGATTTCAGTCAGTGTCCATTCTTTTACTGTGGTCAATACTCCAGTAGTTTCTTCTAGATAGCGTATGTAGGTCAATTCAACACGTCCATTTGGCTGTCGTTGATACTGCCAATCTAGCATGGCCATTGGTGTCAACAAGCTGACATAAGGACGAACGCCTGCTGCCTGTTCATCTGCCACTGTGACAGCACCCACGTTGGGCTTGCTGACTATGATCCAGCTGCTGCCAAATATACTGGCATAGGTACTGACATCTTTCATGAAAGCATCTAGGCTGCGTCCATCAAAGTCCGCATCACGTAAGAACATTTCTAGTTCAAATGTCATACCATTGTTGTCAAAGTCACGCTTGGGTGCTTCACGGAATAAGAAACTGTTGTAAACTGAGATAACTGAATGACAGTGATTCTCTAATGGTGTAGTACGCAGTCTAGCTGAGTATTCAGCATCTGTTTCTAATTGATAGCGTGTTAAATGTCCAGCTTCTCGGTACTCTTTACCACCCATGTAACTTTCCAATAGATACTGCCATTGGTCATAGTAGTTGTTGTAAAGATCATTACCTGTAAGTAATTTCTTAAGTTCGCTTGATAGTGTTTGAATTACATTCATTTTATTTCCTTGTTATGCCACGCGATGGCCCCAGCGTTGTGGCACTAATAAATCTGGGTTGACGTCTCTCTTTACTGGCCACAGATAATCAATCATGTAACCCAATGCATCATTCATGTGATCGTAGCCTGAATCTTTATCAGGTTGACTAGTGCCTTCTTTATAGGTCTGGCGTTCTAATCCTTCAATAGTATATTTACTCTTAGCGCTTACGAACAAGTGTCTTTGACCCGAACTTGAACATAATCTTGAGTTGACTGAGTTGATTCTATCTCTAACTGGTGTGTGGACTCTAGGTGCTTTGACAACGAATCCTGCGTTCTGAAGGATGGTGATGTCAGTAAGGCCGCCAGCTGAGGTTTTTCTTTGATGTCCGGCTGGATCTGGATAGACGAAGACCTTAGTCTTTGGGTATCTGCTTTTAATTTCATCCACTGTTTCTTGGGTGTTACTAGAAAACATACGGATTTCGTCAATGACATACAAATTTTCTCCTTGCTTGACTGCAATCACTGTTGACATAGGATTTACGTTAAAGTCCATGCCCACATGAATTTCTTTAAGATCCAGTAGGTCTAACTCTTTGACATTGTAGACACGTTCAAAGCTGTAGTAGATACGTCCAGCAAATGTTTCAAATGTACCTAAGAATTCCTGGCGGAAGGTACGTTCATCTAGATCCTTACGTGCTTGTTCTATTTCTTCAGCGGGTACATTACCACCGTCAATGGTAGTATATTGATAGCTGGCCCAGTTATTGGGATCATCTAGAGTATTTTGATAAAGCTCATAGCTCCAGTTACCAATACCTTTGGGAGTGCCAATAAACAATGCTGCGCCACCCTTGTCAGCCAATGTAGGACGCAGTGTTTCAAACCATGCTTCTGGATCTATATCAGCAAACTCGTCAAGAACAATAAAGTCAAGACCAACGCCACGTAAGCTGTCATAATTATCCGCACCTTTGAGACTGATTGTTGATCCGTTCTTAAGACTGATTGACAGTTCAGTTTCGTTCAGCTTCTGTACCCAGTTCAACTGCATCAACTTCTTCTTAAGCTTCTTCCATACAATCTGTTTGGCCATCTTGTAAGTGGGTGCAACGTACCAAACTTCACGATCTGTTTCACGTGCAAAGTAAGCTAACTCACGTATGGCCAAGTGCGTCTNACCAAAACGACGACCACATATTGCTACACGGAATCTCCGTTTATCATTGGCTATCTTCTTCTGTGGAGGGCTTAATGGCATATGTTGGCTTTTGGAATGCTTTTCTTTACTCTAGGAGTCTGTATAAAGAACACTGAATCTTTATTAGTTGGCTGGGGTTGTGGGGGTGGCGGTGGTAGTGATGGTTGTGGAGGTATGCCCTTATAATATTGATAGATCATAATACACAAGGCAATGGGTAGGAATAGTGTCTTGGCAATGAAAACTAGGATATAGGATATAATCTTGGCCAGCATTTTAGTCATCAGTGTCAGTCCATGGTAGGGGTTGTTTATCATCTGTATTGATGGGTGCGTCACTCATGCCCAATAGGTTCTTGGCTAGGAAGATCAACACAGCAGCATTACCACCATGCGCTGTTTTCAGCATTGATCTACGTAGACTAATCTTTAATTCCTCACGCCCTTTTAGGAGATACTCCGCAAAGTTATAGCGTAGAGTGTCTTCTTTAACGCCAAAGAAGTTGGCAATGTCGCGATCAGTACAGCCCAAGCTGGCCAATTCTTGTACTTGATCTGGGGGAACTATTTTCTTGTCACGACCAACTGGCAATCCTAGGATTGTACCTTCAGTTAATTCTTTAGGTTTGGGACCAGTTTTAGGGGCTAGTGCAGTGATGGGTCCACTGTCAATGATATGTTGATTCATATTATATTTATATGATCAACTAATAAGTTGGCTAATAACGGTCAAAAGAAAGGCCCACCCCATGTGAGCCCTTCACTGACCAAACTTGCTAGTTGTCTAGCTGTATATTTAGCTGGCTTGGTCTAAAACCATACTAATATAGGTTTTTGCTGTTACCTTATACGATTGCTCCAACGGATCGTGTTGATCAATCTAATTGTGTCAGCACGTTGATGTTGATATTGCACAAACTCATTGCTGACGCTGCCGTCATACTTACTTATCCCGTAACAAATACGCAATATACTACTAATAGCTAGGCTATCACCATTTATTACGGCGCCGCTTTTGACATTGTGGTAAATCTCTTGTTCGCATGAATAATTGCGATATTGTCTAGAGGTTAATTCTGGAAAGGTCAAAGTTTCTGCTTGTGCTTGTAGAGTGACCAATAGCAGTGCTGCTAATAAGGATTTCATTGCGTTTTGCCTAATAACTTGAGTAGTCGTTGATAGCGTTTACGCTCAGTGCGATTGAGCGTTTTTCAGTTTCATTTAGTTGCAGTTGCCAATAGACCATTTGTGCGTGTGCTTGGTCACGTTTAGTTTGATGCTCAGTCATTTGACTAGCCCAGTAACCAATGTTGGCTGCTATGGCTGCGGGACTTAGTTGGGGTTTAGGATCAGTTTTCATAGTTTATTATATGATCATTGAGGATTAATGTCTGTGGCTTTTGTGCTACTGGACTCCAATTGATCAATGCGTCTAGCCAATTGCGCTATTTCACGACCACGCTGTGCCAATAGGTTATTCAATTGACGATTTTGATGCAGCAGTTGTTCTATTATGCTGCTGTGATCATTTATAGGTACACGAGACCAGTTCGAAAGCTAGTTGCTTTTTCAGTTGCTGTAGTTCAGCTAGAGGGTCAAAAGTGGGTATCATTGTGCTAGGAATAAGTTTTGTGGTTCAGCTGCATCCGCAGCCAGTTGGTTCCATACTTCACGCAAGGTCATGGCCAAACGCCAATAAAGATCTTTGTTGCTTTTGGTGTCAAGACAGCGTGGATTCATTTTATAATCACGGACCAATATCTTGGCAGCTTCAGCCAGTGCAGTATTGTGGAACTTTTGAAACATTTCTGGACGAGCTTCTTGTACTAGACTGACTGCGGCCAATATGTTAAAGATTTCTGTGTTGGTCCATTTGTTGAGATAACCACGCCACAGTCTGTGACTGTTCTTTGGCATTTCACCAGCGATACTTTCTTCATTGATGACTTCAGCTAACCTAGCCCAAAGTTCAATTCCCTGTTCAAGATTCTGTTTCATATAGATGTTTGAATTTCCTTGCACGTAAGTGATCAATACGCAGTACGCATTCAGCATTGACTAGGCTCCACGCCTTACTGGGATCAATGCGAGTCAAGCAGTATTCATTTACAGCGCGGCCACGCTGAGCCCAATGCTGTGCCCATAAGTGTTGAAAGTCTTCAAATGACAAATTCCAACCTTCATTGCGGAAATCAGCCTGTGCTTTCATTCTGCTCCACGCCAAGTACTGAGCGCGAGGGATCTCGCCATGTACTTTCCATGCTCCGGGTCTTGGTGCAAATTTATGTTTTCTTTTCATATATTTTATTTATGCACGTATAAAAAAATTGGTCTTAATCAAACGCATTGGCGCTGATCCAGTAACGAATACTCATTCTGCGTTCCACAGTGGTGTAAACAAATACCCATCGGTGTTCCTAAGTAGGACTCGGGATTCTTAGGTACTAACAACAGTTCATCTCCCCAACCACCACGATAGAACTTATAGCCTGGCCATTTCATAGTCAACAACAGTGCTTGGTGTTCATCTAATTCTAGTTCATTTAGATCTTGAGTGACCTGTCCACTGTCAACATAGCAGCGTGTCATTTCATCTATTTCCAAATGACCACATACTGCATGTAGTCTAGGTTGTTCAAGGGTCATTTGCTGCCTTTAGATTTTTTAGTTGGTCTATGGCCATTGATCCATAGCTGTTGATATTGAACGCTGAGTTTGTACATGCGTTGTGGATCTGTTTCTCGCTGCATCATGGTCAATAGATCAGCAATGGTAAAGTCACTGGAATAGATGTCCAGCTCAAAGTAAGGCTTTAGAATATCCTTTAATCTTTCAACGGATGTATCTTGCAGTTTATCACGTATTGCTGTAATTGTGGTCATAGTAGTCCTTTTTTATATTGTATTACAAATTCCAGTATTTTACTAGACAGTTGTAGTTCAATTCATATCCACTGAAGCAGCTCTAAGAGTTTGTTTAGGTTGTTTCTTTTGCAAATTCTTCAATCTATTTTGTTCGTGCCACAGTTTGGTCTGTTGTTTTTTTAATTGACGTGCTGTCAGCTGCCATGGTTCAACAGCTACGCCCATGTCTAGAACTTCCTGGGCCATTCTAGGTGATAACCAATCTATAAATTCATTGTGTGTTTTACAAAATAAACCAGCAACTGGCTCTGTTTTATTTGCAAATTCTTTATATCTAATAGTCAGTGTGCAATGCTTGTGTTTGTGGTATTGTGCGTCTATCATGTGATTTTTCCTTATTATTCCGGAGAACCGTTACAGTATAATGCTGCGCTGTGTGCGTGTGTATTAGTAAGCCTCTATGTATTCATGTATTGTCCAATCAAGTTCAATCACAAACCCTGTTTGTTTAGAAACTTCAAACTTCAATTGATCAATATCAACTGGCTTAGTACTACTCCAACCATCATGCTCAATAAAAGCCACATTGTTTGTTTTCTTCAAATATCTCTTAATCACAGTCCTCACTGATTCCTCTAAGAATCTATAGATCTCACTCTTCATCTTGGCATTGAATCTCTGCCCTTTATTAAGATCCAATGTACCTCTGATGTGTTTCCACATATCTCGGACTTCTCTTTGATATTGCTGAATGTATTGATTCACACGCAGTTGATGAATCATCAACTTGTTATAGCCCACATAGGAGAAAATCATATTCTCGTGCCAAATGCTGATACTGCCCCCATTGAGTATGGCAGTCAATATCTTTTTGATTACTGTAGTGTCTAGTTCAAGTTCTTGACTCAATTGATCACGCAGTTGTGATCTGTTAGCAATATAACGATCCAGTGCGGGTGTTGCTTTGACAAAGCCCAATCGTCGTGCGTGTTGTAGTATCAGTGTTTGGGCGCAACATTGAATGTCATATTCATGTCTATAACCTTTGCTGGTCAATAAAGGCTTTTTTAATCTTTTAGGAAGATTTTGCAAGGGGTGGTATTCTCTGTGGCCTTTTTCTTGATATTCAAACTGGCCAGTGTCAAGTTCTTCTTGATTTTTAAATAGATATTTGAACCACGGGCTCATAATTCATGTCATGGCATATTTTTAGATAACCATCTTGATTGAGTCTGTACTGTTTGCACTGGCCAGTGGATGGATTATAATAAATGTCTGTACATATCAGCAGTTGATCGCGTATCCAAATACCAAGAGGACGACTTAGACTGCCAAACTGTCGTTGTATTTCTCTAGTGCTGAGCCATTGGTCTTTATTGGGTTTTAGGTAGTTGCTGACCCAGTCAAGACTATTTTGCAGTCTTTTNATTACCCGTGGGTCATTTAGATTGGGGCTCCATGAGGGAATTTTTGCCATTTGATATCCTTGCTGTTAATGTATTTATACTAACAGTCTAAAAAGCAGTTGTCAATAGACTAAAAGACGAAACCCAGCATTGCGCCGGGTTTCTAACGGGGGTGTCGCCAATGGCAGTAGACGACAGCTTTAGGGTAACAGCCAAGATATCAGAGAAGATCCCCGCTAAAATTATTTATCTCTTTTGTCAGTTCTCAGTATAATTTCGGCGTATCTATAATGATCTGGCTTAGGAATAAAGATACCTTTTTGACTCATAAGCCCGCCGCAATTATTACAGCGCTGAATTAAGATTTTTTGGTCTTCGTGGGTTTTGATTTCGCAGCGCCATTCGCACTGCGCGGCTTTCTTTTTGCCGTTACTGTAACGGATGGGCTCAGCGTTGTGGGGACAAGGGCGGGGCTTGATTCTGTCAACGTGGGCGTACTGAGGGGCTGTGAGATCTGTGTAGTCACTGGTTCGCTTTTTGTGATAGGGGTTTCCGGGATATTCTTCCCAGTGCCACTCGGCGACTTCTGTGAGTTTTTCAAGAAAAAGTTTTTGATCCATTGTAACATAATTTATCCTTTTTAATTTTAACGCATTACCATTACGATTACAAGTCCAATGACGCTACTGATAATGGTAGCTGCTGTGGTAATAATGGTAGTTTTGAGACTCTTTTGTCCCTCTGTAATTTCTTTTTGTATTTGATCAAATTTGTATTCAATCCCAGTCAGTCGTTGATCCAACTGCCCATAGCGCATGGCACATAGGTCCACATGGGCTTCAAGACTGGTCTTTTCCAAATTAGTAGTATCACCAAAGTCGCTCATTATGCTGACCTCGCTAGGACCTTTACACGGAAGTTACGGCGGTCAATCAATCCATTGACTGTGGTAATTTGGCATGTGACTGTATAGGTCTTGCCCAACTGGCCATCTGTTAATTCAACAAAGGTTCTAGAGTCACTGATACCTTGGCTAGCAATGATCAATGGATCTGGATCATTGGCACGAGCTGTTATGGTATAGGCCGTAGCTAGCCAAACTCGTACTCCTAACGGGAAGCCAATCAACCCAATCAAAGGTATAAATTAACTACCGCTTCAACATCTTTTTCAATTGTTAGTCCTTGTATGGTTTGGACGAATCCTGATCTTATAGCCATCATTTGCTCCTTATTTTATATATTCTAGATTCACTTGGGATTTTGTAAACCCGTGTTTCGCTGCCAATCTTGTAGACAATAGAGTCTAATCTAATTTCACGAGCTGTAGTCAATACAAAGCCATTGGCTTGTAGAGCTGCTGCTGCATTAGCTTGAACACCAGCAATAGCTGTGACTTCAGTGGCTGCTGACATGTCACTGAACAACTGCTGAACTACGGTAATGCTGGCTGTTGTGGTAGCAGCACTGGCCACATCAGCGGCTGTGTCACGAATGCGTTCAACATCTGTCAATACCAATGCAGCACTAAATCCAGTCAATACTATTTCGGTGGTCTTGAATCCTTGTGCTGTCAAAGTAGAGTCAGCAACAACATTGGCTGTGATTTCAATGGCCTTGGTTGCAGTTACTTCAATACTGGCTGCTGCATCAATGTTTGAATTAAATTCACGCGATCTTTCAACTACTGCTGTTACATTAAATTCAGCACTGGCTGCAACATCATTAACTGCAATCTTGACAGCTTGTGAGTCTTGAATAAAGTTAGCTAGAACTGTTGATTCAAATCCAGCTATCTTTTCTATTTCAGTAGTAACAGTTGAATTACCAAATGCTGTTAGTACAATCTCAGTGGTCTTGAATCCCTGTGCTGTGACTGTAGTGTCAGCAAACAAATGACCTTCACCAAATATTACAGTCACACCAGCTACAGTCATTGATGCAGTACTAGAAGTATTGATTGCTGCATCACGGATGACTGATAAAGAGCCATTTAGATCACTGGCTGCATAAATGTTGCTATCTGTTGTTAAAATGCGGCTAACTTCTATTGCAACACTGCTATCTGTTGTTAAATCACTGCTAAAATCCCTGGTAATTAAAACTGAGCAATCTAATAGCGACTCACTGGATAGACTACTGTCAGCAAATCTAATGCGGTCTAGACTGCCATCTAGGCTTGCGGCTGCGTTAATTGGATCAATATCAAAGTCAATGACATTGGCAGTTTGTACAAATAATGTAAATTGATCTTGCAATTCAGCTGCTGTGTCACGAATGCGTTCAACTTCAGTTAATACCAATGCAGCACTAAAGCCACTTAGTACAATTTCCGCTGTTCTAAATCCCTGTGCTGTAACAGTAAATTCAGCTGATTGTTCTGATACTAGACTTAGGGTTGCCTCAGCTTGTGCAGTTTGAACAAAGTCCGCGGTCAATGCTGCTAGATAATCACGTGAGCGATCAGCTGCTGCTAGTAATTCCGCAGTGCTAGTAAACTGTGAGTCACTTGTGATTATTTTAACAGCTTCAGCAACCACTTGGCTCTGTGACTGCATTGTGGAGTCAGCATCACGGATTCTGTCCGCAGCGGCAGTAACATCACTGACCGCGGATAGATCAGCTGCATTGTCTCTAGTGACTTCAACTACAGTGCTTAATGCAAAAGTGTTATTGAAGTCCGCGGCAGTGTCAGTGATTACTGAAACATCACTAGACACAGCGGCTGTGCTGTCAATTGCACTGGCAGCTTCTTGAATTCTTGTAGCATCAATGACTACTTCGGCTGTGACAGTTAACTCAGCATCAGCAAGTTTGACAATATCAACAAATGCAGTAACTTGTGATTCAGCAAAAGCTAATAATATTAATTCTTGATTCTTTCCCGCAGCCGCAACAAATGTAAATTGACTTGACAATGCTGCTGCTGCCGGTACTGGACCACTTAATTTTGCAGTTAAATTACTTGAACTAGATAATGCTGCATTAGCAGTATGACTAACACTTAGATCATCATTAAAGTTGCCATCAAAATGTAATAATAATCTCTGAGAAGGATAATCACCCTTAATTGGTTGTGTCAATCCACTGACTGTTGAATTGCCAATTCTAAAACTTAATTCATCATATGCAGTGTATTGTGTACTAGGAGTGGTTCCATCCATGGAAACCATTGATATGTTTCTTGGATTAAGTCCTGATCTTGATATAAGTCCACTATAACTAGCTGTTATGTATTGAACACCGTCAACTAATACTCTTATTACTCCGTCGCTTCCTCTTCTGATAGCAAAATGAGTCCAAGTATTAACCGGCCAGCCCGCCGTCGCTAAACTGGTACCATAAGAGCTAAAAATATCTACATTATTATATCTAAATCTCCATCTAAACCCAGCGCCGGCTGTATATCCAGTACCAAATGCCCAATCAATATCTGAACCAAAGTTTCCAAAATCATTTACACCACCACCACTGAGAGCTGTATTTCCGGAAGCAATCATTGCTTTTTCATCAAAAGCATTAATTACCTCATGAGTTCTATATGCCCACCATTCTATAACAAATTCGTTATTTTCTTTAATAATTAAATCAGTATCTCTTCTTAAAGTTCCAGTAGCTGGTACACGAGTATTCCACTGTCCACTTCTTACACTGTGAGTACCATATTTAAAAATGCTGTTATCAAAAACAGTATTGGTTGAAACTACTGTTCTTGGTCTATAAGTGCCTAACCATTTAGAGGAAAATACACTGCTAGTTACTGACATTGCAGCATTGAATAACTGAGTACCAGTTAAGGATGCTGCTACAGTACTTTGACTGCTTAGTGTTAAAGAAACATCTCTAATTACGTTGACATCAGCAGTCAAAGTAGCAAAGCCATTGACGATCAAATCAGCGCCATGAATGTGACTGATTACTGCACTAAATTCTGTAGCTGCTGACACAGCACTGTCTAGGCCACGAATACGTTCAGCAGTGATGTCAGTTTGGAATTGGCTATTGCTGTTAATTTCATAACCAGCTATTTTGTCAACAATCGCAGTTTGACTAAATTGATCACTAATTGCTGCACTGCTGTCAGTTATTTTCTCTGCCTGTATGCTGGTATTGGATTCAGCAGCCAAGTCAGCTGCCAATGGTCTAAAGATATTAACATCAGCAGTCAAAGAAAAAGCGGCTGACATGTCAATGTCAAAACCGCGACTTAGTTCAGCATCAATGGCCAAAGCAAAGTCCGCTGCTTCAGTGCTGGCTCCTTGTTTGATCAATCCATAGTCAGTGGCTATGTCAAATGCTGCCAATGTTTCTAGATTAAAGAATCTAATTCTAGCAGCCACAGCGGCCAACTCAGCATCACTGAATGCAAATAAGTCCGCACCTTCAATGTGACTGATAGTGGCAGTCTGTGTAAATTCAGCAGTAAATTCACTAACGGATTCAACAATCTTTACAGCATCGCAACTGATCGTGCTTTGGCCAGTAATTAAGCTTTCAGCTTCAGCGGTGTAGACATAATACTCTTCGGGAGTAAAATAGTCTACCTCTATGTATAATTGATCAGTTGCTTGTCTTGTCATGTTGTTTCCTTAACTTAATCTAACGATAAAATTTTGTATCTGCTACCATCTGATAAATTAGCAAATATTTTAGTATTGTTTAACCTAACAATTGGATTTGCCCATGGGTCAGTATTATCATTTCCTGTGTTATTAAACCTTACCACGGATGATGTTGCAACATTAATAGCCCAGTGACAAATTATATTGCTTGAATTAATCATAGAAAATACAGCCACTGTATCGTCAGCAGCAGTAAAGTGAGGATTATTCATAGCTGTTAATTGTCCGCTAAATGCGGTAGAAGGATTTATTAAAAAATTAGTAAATCCTGATTCTTTTAATACAAAATATCTATGTTGTGTGCCATCCATAAAAAATATTATGCTGTAACCTTTATCTAGAGTATGAAATACTTGTGGACCTGATGTACCGGGATTACTAGTTAATGCAGTAGTATATGTAGTTCCAATTTGTGTTGCAGTGCTAGACAATTTAAATCCCTTAACTGCACCGGTTACTCCGCAAATTGCTAATGCTTCTGTATCATTTAAAATACAAACGGCTTGTATAATTCCGGTACTGGCTGAACTATAAGATAGCAATGTTTCTGAATTTTTTGTAATAGTTGCAGTTCCTGTGATGTCAAGGGTTAATCTTGCAGCATGAGAAGAAATTGTTATCCATAATACTAATTTACCAGTAGCATCAACTTTTCCTCCTCTTATGACCCCTTGATTAGTAAGCGTTATAGTATTTGAAGATACAGAACATCCACTTGATGTAATATTATATATTTTGTAAACTTTTGATCCTGAGTCTTCCACGACAAATGCTGAGGTGTCGTCTATACGAATAATTGATATTGGCGTAGAATAACTAGAAGTATGAGATACTGCTGTAGCAGTGCTTACTGATAGACTTTTATTTGACAAAGATAATACTCTAGCAAAAGTCTCAGTACTGCTTTGTCTACCAATCATTAAGGATAGAGTATCACTAATTCTTCCTGCAGTTCGTGTGCCACCAAATGCAAAAGAAAGAATGCTGCCATCCTGTGTACCATCCCAAGCACTCCATAATAATTTAAAATTAAAATCATTAGTTAATGTAGCCCAGTAATTAGTACCATCATAGAATACTGTAATAATATCAGTAGTATTAATTATTGATAAAGTTTTATTGCCACCAGCAAACTTCATAGTTGAAGTTAGTGTACGACCAGTGCCGCCAGTATTAACAATTAATGTTAATCGTTGTCCAACAATAGGATTAGTAAAAGCACTCAATGTTAAGTTACCATTGAGTGTAATGGTCTGCACATTGCCATTGGCCACATCGGGTGCTATAGTTCCTGAAGTAGTTCCAAGGCTGTGTACTGCTTCATTGTAATTTAGTTTGTTGGCTACCAAGCGACCAGTTGCGCCTGGTGTTAATACAATATTACCACTACCTGATGCAGTAATATTGGTATTTTGGTTTAGACTGTTTTCAATACTAAAACCTAGCAAGATTTAAATTGCCACCCAGCATTGGAGTAGTATCAGCTGATACTTGAAGCAATACCGCCTGATGCTACTGCCCTAAACTAGTCCTGAACTGTTGTAAGTTAATACATCACCATTGCTGGGCGCTGTAGTGCCACCAGCGGAATAGTTTACATCTGTAATAGTTCCTGGATTGGTAAGGCTTAATTGCTCCGCCACCACTGGCCAATGCAATTTCAAATTGGCCACCACCAACGTTGGCGTTGATCACGTAGTTAGTACCAATGCTTAGGCCAATACTGGTAACACCAGTTCCGGTAAATGTAATAATATCACCGTTATTGACTCCTGTTGGATTACTTAATGTTAACGTATTGGGATTACGAACTGCGTCAACTGCTGTAACAGTGCCCGTAACACCTGCTATAACTGCTGGGAATCGTTGACCTGAAATGACCACACGACCAGTACCTGATGTGGTAAGATTAATATCTTGTCCAGTATTTGCTATAATGCTGTTACCGTTGACATTTAAATTGCCACCAAGTTGTGGGTTAGGGTCTGCTGATACTGAAGCAATGCCGCCACTAGTAGGTGCTTGTGCTGCAAAGTTAGTACCATTGTATACTAAGATATCGCCATTGTTTGGAGCACCAACGGATCCAAATGCAGTATAATTAAAATCAGTATAATCGCTTGGGCTTGAAATTGATATTGGGCTTCCAACTGTGCTGGTACTTATTTCAAAGTAATTGGTACTAATTGGACCAGCAACGATATAATAATCAGTACCAGCAGTTAACCCAGTGCCACTTAGACTGGTTCCGCTAAATCTTATTCTAGTGCCAAATCCAATACCAAATGTGCTGCTTAATTGAATAGCGTTGGGTGTTCTTCCGGAATCAACGTCCGTTACAGTTCCTGGTAACTCACTGACAGTAATTTTAGGATATCTAATACCACCAAGTTTTGGTAAACTAGTTGAGTCAGTTATGTTGAAACCTTTGAGATCAAGATCGCCGCCTAGTTCTGGTGTGGTGTCATTGACCAGTTCGCCGCCGCCTGATGCCGCGATGGTCACTGTCTTGGCAGTGTTGTCACCGGTTAAGGTTACGTTGCTGCCAGCAACCAATGTTACTGTTCCATTTAGATCTGATACTACTGTTGTGCCCCCTGTACCAGCTTGAATGCTGATGGTAGCATCTTGTAAGTTGGTAAGGTTAGCATCCCCTTCTGTCCAAGTAAGTGCTGATCCCTTACTTGCTCTTGTTACTATTGTTGGCTTGGCCATGTGACTTGCTCCACTAAGTTGTTTGTTTTACAAAACCAAAGGAGTCCAAGTCTTTAGTTTTGGTTGTTTATTCAGCCGAAAAGGGGGTCGCCCCCCTTGTCTAGACCAGCTTGGATTAAGCTAGTGCGACTGTCAAGTTGCCACTGGAAACTTGGAATGTATCACCAGTTTCAATGGTCTTGGCAGTTGTTACTTGACCGTAGAACAATACGTTGCCACCGGACACTGCATCCATGATAGCGATGCAAGTTACAGTACCCCAGTTGCTGGTAGCTGCGTCAAAAGTTACGGTAGCGTTGGTAGCACTGGAACCACCACTAGCTGCACCAAAAGTTACAGCCTTACGGATGTAAGCACTACCACTGGTAGTGACTTCGTCAGTTAGGGTACCGGCTTCTAAACGGCCTAGAACATCAGCTGCTGTGCCTGTAAACAAAGCCAAGAAACGATTGGCTGGTGCTGAGTAAGCTGTTGCTGTTAATACGTGATCAAGAACTTTGTTCTCTAAATAATTACTTGCTGCGGACATAATTTTCTCCTTGAAATAGTTGTCTGTTTGATCAGACAACTGTTATACAAGTTGTCTGTTGAGTATTTAGTCTAATCTTTTCAAATCACGAAAAATCATCAAAAAAAGATGAAAAAAGATTAAAAATATCCATAAATGGTCTGCACAGTGCCAGTCAACAATCCCAATGGTGGAATACTGTCGTAAGCAGTGACTATGTTGATTGGGAATCCACCTAAAGCTGCACTGGTGGCCACATTGACTGTGGTCAATACATTGATGGTACTGGGATTGCCTTTGGTAACTGAGAATGTCAATGGCACTGCCACACTGGCTTCGCCTGCCTGTGCTACTGGTAGCTGTACAGTACGGCGCACAGTTAATCCTTGTAGTTCACCTGTACCACCTTCGTAAATGGCACACAGCACAGCTGGTACAGCAACATAGATACAAGTGGTAGTAGGAACTACTACCGGTGGTGTTTCATTGTCCAATACTGTAACTGATATAAAACGTGTGCCCACTGTGCCACATGGATCAACTAATCCTGGAGCAATGTTAACAGCAAAGGCTTGATTGCCAGTGTAGATTTCATCATCAACAGTATTGACCACCAATGTACCAGTACCACCTGAAATGGTAATTGTACCAGTTAAAGGTGTTGTTATTTTGCCAGTTGCCGAACCAGTAATCTCATAGGCCACAGTGGAATTAACCTTAGTACCAGTGCCCGTTACTGTAATGGTTACACTAGCACCCTCAGTAATGCTGCTGCTACTTCTGGCTAGACTATAGGTATATTCTTTTTGGTTGTAGACAGTACGAGTTGTTGTTTGGCCACCAATAGTGATAGTGGCTGTTTGAAAGCCATCCTCAACACCATCACCAGTGATTGTAAATGGTAAGCTGCCAGCACCACCAGCTACTGAGACTTTTCCAGTAAGTGGTATTGAAACTCGTGTGTTAGGGATTCCTGTGATCTCGTAATCGTATTCTAATTCTGGAATATCAAATAAACAGTTTGAACAAGTATGTCCAACTGAGATAGTTATTGGTCCTTCACAAACAGTAGCACTAGGTGATATAGTGGTCAATGGTGGTGGTCTTAAAGCTCCTAATATCTTATCAAAGTCCGCACCTTCTTGACCATTTGGACCAATTACATCAGTGTAAATGGGATTGCCTAAGACATCAAATACTGGATTGCCCTGTGCATCAGTCTTGGGCTGTTTAGCAAACAATTTGCCTAATACTGCATTGAGTAATCCGCCATTTTGTGGCAGCTTACCATTTTGAATTGCATCACTGACCTGTCCGGCAGTACGACCAGCATCACTGGCAGTGATAGCAGCATTTCTGCTTTTGGGTACAATACCAGTTTTCTTGTTACGTTCTTTGCGTACTAATCCAGCAGTGCTATAGACAGCAGCATCGTATTCCAATGCACGAATTGTCACAGTGATGACATCTTCGTCGTTTTCTTGCAAACTGACAATACGGAATATCTTGCCCGTATAGCCCAACATGCTGCTGGTAACATCAATGAGATCACCAGCTTTGAGACCCAAGCGACTGTAGTCAGTGGTAAATTCAATGATCTTGTCCACACGAGTCTGTTTCAATGCAACACTGGCCACGTATTGTGCCTGTATTGGATCATTGATCAACCCGTTGCTTAAATTTAATCTGTTGTCTAAGTTCGTTAGGGTAAACGTTCACTGTCTGGTATTTCTAAATCAATGTAGTCAGTTTGATCACGCTAAATCTTTGTGTAGGTAAACTCTATTGACACTGTCATTGTAAAGTTCATTGATACCGCTGCNATAGACTATTGATGCTGACCTAATAATATTGCTGTCATTGAAACTGGCTTGACTGGTTCCTGGGCGATTGATAACCACCGCCCATTGTCCTTCATTAATATCATAAGTGACCCAACTGCCAGCTGCTTCAGCAATTAATTGTATATTTTGCAATACACTGTTGTTGGTGTCAATGACACCGTTAATATTAAATAATCCTGGTACTATTGTTGACATCTTTCAATCCTTATCCGTGAGTTCTTATAACAACGATTCCTGGTTGGCCTGGATCACCTAATTCTTCTAGTGCTGATCCGCCGCCACCGCCACCACCGCATCCTGGATTATTCAATGTAAATCCTCTGGCTCCAGTTCCATTTGCTCCAATTTCAGCACGTAAACCAACCCCACCGCCACCGCCTTGTGCAACTACAGCTCCATAAATTGGATGAGATTCACCATCACCGCCAGCACCCGGGGCTTGATTGAAAACATCATTGGTACGATAAAAACCGCGACTAGTACTGCCACTTCCGCCGCCACCGCCAAGTGGTCTTAAATTATACATAGTGCCTGTTCCAAAGCCGCCGCTTGCACCAGTTGAGTTTTCACCTCCACCGCCTGGGATTCCGTTTGTTCCACCAGCAACACATCTTCCGCCACCTAGTCCGCCACCAACAGTAAATCCAAATCCAGTCGTTGATCCACCAGCACCACCATTTCCAGCAGCAACTGGTTGTCCGCCTAGCGCCACAGTAAAGGAATAAGAATTGGCTAATAGTGGTTGATCTGTTGAATATCTAACACCACCTCCGCCACCGCCTCCACTTCCGTTGGACTGTCCTGCCGTTCTAGATCCACCAGCGCCACCACCACCAACTAAAAGATAATCAAAAAACTGAATATTTCTTTTCAACGTAAGTTGGGGTCCAAGTGCTGCTGTTAAAAGAATGTATAAGTTAACGTAGGCACAGTGCCTGCTCCAGCATAATTTAAACTTAAATGTTCTATTAAACTGTGGTAAATTCCAGCCTTAGTCTGTGTATAGGTAAAATGTACTATTGCTGGAAATAATCTTTAATTTGGAAAGTAAATCTAAATGTTGGTCCACTGTGCATTGATCTGTGATATTGTGCCAGTAAAACTATAATTGCTAGTTGAACTTGTGATAGTTCCAAATTCTCCATTTGGACTAGACAATGTTATGGTATAGACTGCGCCAGCTACTGGGTCACCAATAACGGGTGTACTGGTTGCAAATATAGCATTGGGTACATTTGACAAATATGTTCTATTTGTCATGTTGGTTATACCCACAGTCTGGGTAATAGTTGTAGTGTTAGTAGCAGTTGTGATCAAATTACCCCTAGCACTTTTACGTGATACTGGATTGCATAGTAAACTAAAAGATGTTCCGCTTAAATTAGCCATTCCTCTAATTCTAATAGCAAATGCAAGTGTTGAAAAACTTGATGATAAGTTTGCTGAATAAGAAGTAATACCAATGGCCATACCAGCAGTGCTAACTTGAAACTTGGAAAATAAATTAGCACGACCTAATTGTTTATTGCCCTGTTCAACATCAACATCAAACTTGCTAGATAACGCAACATTAAATCCTTTGGCTCTAATCACTGTTGATGTTAAATTAGCAGTGGTGCTTAAATTTGCAATAAAGAAATATCTTGGATCAGAAACAAACCAAGATCTGTTTCTATCTTGACCCAACAAGCTATCGTACCAAATTACTTTAACTTCTAGATAAAAGTTTACAATACTGTTGTAGTTTGAAGGTAATGTCCAAGTTGGATATCTAACTTGGTCCCATAGACTTTTATTGGTAATTCCAGTTATGGTATAAACTCCAGCATTAACAGTCAAGGTTAATCCAGCTGGTAATATACCAAAATTTAAACTACTGGTTGTATAAAAGCTAGGATTTGTTTGACTTTTAATGCTGATTTGATATCTAACATTGGCAGTTTCAAAATTAATAACTTCTAATATATTGGCCGCAGCAGTTATAGTTTCATTGAGACTATCAATATTAATATTTTGATCCGCAATTATATCAGTATCAAAAATTACAGTAGATGGCCTTGTATCAGTTACTGCTATTTGTGTAGCACTATAGGCGTTTAATTCGCTTAGACTGTTCATGAACTTTTAATCTCCTCATCTTTAATACCAGCACCATATCTTTCATTTCTGAGATAATCGTACATGACGTCACCGGCTTGACTCATAGTATTGGTAACTCTAAATTCAATATTTCCAATACCTGTAAATCCCTGCTGTGCGTTGTAGTCAACACGAACAATAGCAAATACCAAGCTGTTCATAGTGTGATTGCTGGTCCAGTTGGGGAATATGCTGTAGGCTGTGGTGTTTGATCCTGTGTAGCCCAATGGCCATGTTTGATTAGTGCTGCCATTATTGAAGAGATAAAACTTAACCAATCCGTTGATATTGGGAGATACAACACCTTCATCGTTCACTGTGGTTGCTGCTGTGATACCATCTGATTGAAAGCGTACTTCGTTTTGGTCCCAGTAGATCTTGTCAATGGTAATTACACTAGGTTGGCCATTGCTGAGTTGCACGCCAGTCTTTTCACAAATGGTCAAACAGTACCACATGGTACGGCGATCATCACTTAAGACTGCATCTGTGATCTTGCCTGGTACAAAAGCCTGTCCATAGACCACTGGCACACTGTTGTTGGTGTCAGCGTCAACCTGTTCGCGGACGCCTAGGTCAGCGGCTGCTTCATTGTCTTTCTTGGCACTCTTATTGACCTGACGTAATACCACTCCGGCTATGGCAGCACGAGCGATCTTATATCCCGGACTTTGGCTGGTCAATACATCTTTGCCAAAGCTAACTATGTCATCCAAAAAGCTCATTTAGGTGCTCCAAAGTCAAATGTGGCGTTTTCAAGAGTTGGAACACGATCCATTGCTAGATCCGTTGGGAAGAACTTCTTTTCGCTCTCGGGATTAGTCTTGCGTCCGCCAGTCTTTTTACCCAGTACATCAACAACACTGGCACAAATTATGCTCAATGTATTGGAACTGGTTCTTGATTGTATATTGTAATCTTCTGTGATACTGTAGTTGTTGACAAAGCCACGATAGCGTCCCATTGGGTTGCCAGCAATGTCAATCTTTACTCCAGTGACTGCATCAAACAACACGCGATAGATTCGCACAGTGCTGCCTTTNATGCGGCTGTTAAGTATTTCTGTAATACTGCTGTCTGGAATACCACTTAGACTTATGGTTACTTCACCACCTGTGACCTGTAGTTCGCTGCTACTGCCAGTGATGCCCATAAGGTTACCAACACCCACATATGATTCACCATTGATAGTATAGGCAGTTCTTAGATCGCTAAATCTTAGAACCTGTGTTGTGGCTGCACCTTGATAGAAGTTTGTTTCAATACGAACAAACAAATTACTCTGTACAGCTTTAAATGGTGTTAGTGCCAATGTCATGCAAATACCTCAACAAATACAAATGCACCACTCCAACCCACTTGGTCACGAGCTATCAAGTTCCACTCTGGGAATTGAACACAGCGCACTGTATAAGTTTCATCAGCTACTGGTGCTACGTTGCCATAGTACCAAGGAAACTTGGCATAAGGAATTGTAATGGTTGCAGTAGTTATGCGGTCCAATGCTTCAGCAGCTATGATATTGGTTCTGAAGGTAGTCCATGGCACACCATTGGGCAAGGCCACCGTAAATGTCTTGGGTGGAGTACCACGACTTACTGCACGAACTGTTCCATCACGGGCTGTGGTAGTAGCTACTATTTTTTTTCTGTTAATGCCCAACTGCTCGGCATTGTCTATAATCCATTGGAAACTCATTATCTACCTCCTGGGATGCCCTTGGCACCTTGCATTGAAACTGCGTATATGAAACTTGGATCAGCAGCTACCAAGGCCTTGAAGCTGGCAGCGTCCACAGCGTTGATGTTGTAGGTCACTGCTGTTGGCTGCATTGGAGTAATGGTAGCTGGTCCTGAGATCATTTCTGGTCCACGTTCACCAACAATACCAAACTTGCCAGCAGCTAGGTTGCCACCGTTAGCAAAGAAGCCACCAAAGATGTCTTTGATACCAGTGCCAATGCTTTCTAGGATACCACCGCCGCCGCCACTGCCACCAAAGATGTTGCCAATACCATCTAAGATATTGCCTAGGCCACTTGATCCGCCACCTTGTTGTGTTGGGGAGCCAGCACCTTGTTGTCCAGCTCCACCCATCATGCTGCCAAAAGCTTTGCCAATCATGCTGGTTGTGTCAGTGGTCTTACCAGTCATCCAGTTCATCATGTCACCGAAGATGCTCTTGATTTCGCTGCGTAGTAGTTCTTCAGCTAGACTACCAACGAAACTCTTCCATTCAAACTTACCTGTTTTAGCAAATCCAACAATAGCATCTTCCATACCTCTGGTTGCTTTCTTAAATATATTTTCAGCAGTTTTAGCAGCATTGCCGGCGTCTTCAATGTATTGCTTGTAGCTGCGTTCCCAACCTGTTGAGAACTTACGGCTTTGTTCAATTTGTTGTTGCTGTGCTTCTGTTAATTTCTTAGATTGATGTGCTGCTACTTCAAAATAAGCAGCTTCTTCTTCGGCACTCATAATGGCAGCGCCAGCGGCCTTACGACGAGCGTTTTCAGCTAGAATAGCAGCACGGGCGCTTTTCTTTGAAGCTGCTTCAATATCGTAATATTTGCGCTCAATATCAGTCATGGTACTCTTGGCCATGTCATCTTGAACATCACGAATCTTTTCTTGAGTATCTAAGATTTCTTTACTCATGAAATTGTTTAATGCAGCCGTTTGCTTTTCAACTTCTAAACGTTGCTTTTCAATATCCAATGCTTTTTGACGCTCTTGTGTCAATGCTGCAACATTGGTAGTTTGCTTTTGATATTCAGCTGTAACTTCTGCCAATGAGGCTTTAATCTGTGGCAGCATTGCAATATCTTCTTCTTTACTGCTCTTTGATTTTTCAGCATAGAGATTGGTTAATCTAGTAACTTCATTTAGATATTGACTTTCTAAATTAAACAACTGTTGTTTAGCAAGCTTTTGTTCATCAGTTAGACCAATTAATTCAGTTTCAAATTTAAATCTTCTTTGATTTTCTGTATTGCTATCTTGATATCGTTTGACTGTAGATTCTAATGCAATAGTTTGGCTTCTAATGCTTTCAGCTATTCTTTGCTGTTCTTTCTCTTGTTTAGCAAGAACATCATTTATTAATTTGTCAAGGCCTAATTGTTTTTCTTTGTCTAGCCTTGGTTTGTTCGTCCAAATCCACCAGCAGTTGATTCAGCTCGCTGCGTATTTGTTCTATTAAGCAAACGCTGCATTTCATTGGCATGCTCAGCTGCGGCTGCTTCTCTATTTTTATATGCTTCTTTTTCCTTCTCGGTCATGTCTCGTAACCGTTCTGGAATAACAACTGATTGTCCGCTTAGAGGTTCGCGTTCTTTACCAAACAAGGGTTCATTCCAGAACCCTTCAGTTCTTTCGCGATAGGTTTGTCCTATTTTATTAGCATCCTCTTCTGCCTTGGCCCAGCGATCACTAGCACCCAAAGCATTATTGATAGCAATGGCCAATTGACCAAAAGATGAAATTAATTTGTTATTAACAGTAGCAGCTAACTTGTCAAGTGCTTCATTGTATTTGTCTAACTGTGCAACCTGTTCGTCTTTGAACGTGTCCGGAACTGCACTTAGTTTTGTTAGATCAAGTTTGGTAATGTTCTTACCTAAGACATCAATGGCTGCGCTGTATTGATTACTAGTGATCTCACCTCTTTGAAACTTAGTAGTGATATCTTGTAGAATATCTCCGGTATTACGGACCTTACCATTAGCATCAGTAACAAATACACCTAATGTTCTAAATGAATTCTGTAGGTTTTCATTACCACTAGCAGCTTCTTGTACACTTTGATTTAGCTTACTAGCAATATTAGCAAAGTCACCGGACTTTCCACCAGCATCAATGACACTGTTGCTGAAGTTCATTAATTGTCCAGCAGCAATACCAGTTGCTCCTGACACATCACTGAGTTCACCAGCTAATTGTAAAGCACGACCGCCTAATGCAGCAAATGCAGTAGCTGCTGCGCCAGCAGCAATACCCAATGGTCCTAATTTACCAATGATACCGTTAAGTGTATTTCCTAGTGGGCCGCCAACTTGTGCAAAATCAGCAACATCATCTTTTAAGTTACTAACTGCATTTGATGCAGCTTTAATACTGTCAGTGCCAACGGTTTTAAATCTTAAGATGAAATCTTCAAAAGTAGCCATAATTTAATCCTTAAAGTTTGTCAATGTATTTTTGTACAGCTTCAAGAGTTGGCTCTATAAGACCTTTATTCTTAGTCTGTTTACTCCAATTTTCATCTAATCGTTGTGCATAAGGATAATCAGCAATAACTTGATCACCAACCAATTTGGTTTTTCTTCTTGCATTACCTGATTTAATTGGAGTTAACTTAACTAATTCAGTGTGAGCTACTTGTGCTAATTTTTTTGAATCACCACTGCGTATTAATTCATTTAGCCTTCTTTCAATATTACTCATTTTGTCGCTCCTTCACTCTCTTGATCATTGCTAACATTTCTTCTTGGGTTAAATCTGGCCGTTTGGCTTTTGATCCATTAACACGATGTTCAACTTCATTTCTTTTATGTGTTTCCCATTGACTACTGGTATTAAGCACATAGAGATCAAATGTTGTTGCTCTAGCTAAACATTCACTTGGCAGTAGATGGTACCTACTGGCCAAGTTATCTAAAGTGATGACCATCTGTGTTTGACGATCATCAGGATCAAAATCCTGGCCTATCAGTTTCCCAATTGGTCAGTCAATTTACTCATAGCAGCAACTAATACTTTAGTTGGTATCATATTTTCGCCACTAATAACTTCTTTTCCTTGATCGTCTAAGATCATAGTTTTTAATACATTAACCATTTCGGCATAGGTTGCATTGTTTGCATTGGCTAATTTTAAAAACATTTCTAATGGTTGACGATCCCATGTCCAAAACTCAATAGCATCTTCGCCGTATTCCGCGAGAATTTCTGGGGTGTCAATGACCACTTTAACAAGTTTTGGCTTTGCTGATAATTCTTTAATATTCATCTTTTAATCCTTTGATCTATCAATAATTGTATGTGCTAACAAAATACAGAACTTTAATCTGTTTTGCGCTTTCTCTACGTCACCACGAGCGCATTTAAGTTCTCCTGTGGCCTTTGCTACTTCAGCGATTAAACTTTGAAGAAGTTCTTTATCGCTTTTGTTGTCTAAGATATCCATCTTTTAACCTTTGTATTTAGTTCAACATAAAGATAAGGGGCTGTTTAGGCCCCTTATTGATCCGCTCCCGGAATTAATTACACTGTAGTAGCTACAGAGTAGTTACCAGTTACAGTGATAGTGATTGGGCTGACCCAAACTGGACTATCAGCACTAACTGTTGGTGCTAGACCTGTGATGTAACCAAAGCCACTGATGGTCTTGGTATTTGCACCAGCGTCTGTATCACCTAAGACCAAAGTAAATTCAACTTTGGTCTTGTTGCTGCTTAGACCCCAAACACCCTGACTTGCGGCAGTGGTTGTTGGGCTTGCGCCTGGGAAAAATGTAGTTGGATCAAGCACTAAGTTCATATCCAAACTGTTTGTGGCAGTAGTTGGAATTTGTAACTTAGAACCGGAGTCTAACTGCGTCCATGTAAAGACGTCGTTGGCAGCGTTAATAGTAACGTCTTGTAATGCTGGGATTGTCAAGCCAGTAGCATCAGCAACTTTGCTGGTGTGGTGGATTGTCAATACAACCTGTGCGCCCGCTACACCTGGGCTTGGATTAATGTAGGCCATAATGGTTTCCTTATTTTGATATTTTGGTAAATCTGAGTTCTAACTCAGTAACTAGTCTGTCAGCCTGAACTTCTGTGGATACCAAAGCTTCACGGCGATTAAAGCCCTGTATAACTTCAATATCTTTAGCAGTTCTAAGTTCACTTACTACATCACTGTAGTTAGGTGGTAAATTTTTAGCGTCATTTGCAAAGAAGATTCTAACGACGGTAGTTTCATTGTTGATGTTTAATCCACTGAAAGTTTGAATGAAAGGATCAATTTCAAATTGATCAACATCCACATAGATCTTTTTCAAGTTCTTGATGTAGAGAGGCGTGCCACTTTCTTCCCATGGAAGTTCATTGGAAACATTATAGCCTCCAATGTCCAAAGTCTGAATGTAATCAATGACCTCTTGTCTCATCTTACTCTCTTTAGATTAATTTGTCCGGCTAACTTTTCACTGCTGACAATTCGTGTCGTCATCATTGAAGTCATACCAGTCACCAGCAGTGACTAATTCATTGAACAGAGCTTCCGCCCTTTGAGTATAATAACCCATCTTTTGACGTTCAGCTGAATCTTCATTGCTGAAGTCAGCTACTCCTGGCAGTATCTGTTCACTGAGGCCAACGAACACGCATAGGTCTGTAAAATCACCCTCTCGGGCTTTGATCTTATTGGGATCCAATGCGGGAATATCGCCAACTTTAGTGATGTTAACACCGCTATTAACGGTGTAATACTGTCTCCACCATGCGGTATTGCGGAGTCTAGTCAAAATGCGTTCAGTAGCTTTAATCAAAGCTCTATCAACTACATCGTCAGAAAGGCCTTCATTTGCTTCAAAGATGCGTTGGTCTTTATCCAACACATCCTGGAATTCAGCAAAGCTAACAACAGTGTCGTTTTCAATGACGAAGGCCATTCAATGCTCCTGATTAAGNNGGNTCAACTAAAGAGCTGTCAGCNGTGATCTTTACACCATAGCCATCATACAATTCACCAACACCATAATGAGCGCTNGCAACAATATCGTCACCAACGAAACTNGCACGNCGCTGAGTTTCAATAGAGATATCACCAATCATAGCAAGACCTAATGCATCACGGTGGAATACAGCACCAACGTAATCGCCAGCAGTACCAGTGTCAACAATGTTGCTGGATTCAAATACTGGAACACCAAATAGTGTACCAACATAGCCAGTTTGCATAGCTTCGTTCTGGATGATACCAGCGTTAGGGTTTGCAAATGTGTTGGTCAATGCTGACTTCAAGTCATAAGCAACGTATGGGTTAACCACACAAGCCAATGCATCGCTAGGAACAGCGTTAGCACGTAGACGTGCAACTGCCTGTGCTAGGATAGCTGCGGAGAATGCTGTTGAAGCACTGCCAACGCCAACCGAGAAGCCACCGAATAGGGCCAATAGGTCTTGGTCCATCTTCTTAGCAATTGCTTCACCGAATAAACGGCCCATGTCAGCAACAACGTTACTGGCAGAACTGGCACGAACTAGGTCAGTGATAATGGTACGGATAGCAACTGTACTAACAGTCAATGTAACACCGTTTGTAGAAACAGCAGTGTTGGATACTTCGTCACCCTCTGTTACCGCAGCAGCAGTTTGAGTTGGGTAGATAGGAACAGTAATTGTCTTACCGTTGCTTGCTGGGATAGAATAATTCTTAACGAGACCGCGCATGATTGAGCGCTCGTTAGCTACGAACATTGCTTCAGCNGTAATCGCTGGTAACAAGTCGTTTAGTGTTGTGGTAGTAGAACCGGCCAT